CGTAGTCGGTGTAAACTTTTAGGCCCCACTCTGCGAGCATGAGCTTCTTCTCCGCATCGCCGGTCTTCGCCAGATCCTTGACCTGGAACGGTCGCAGATAGACGATGGCGACGTATTCGAAGTCCAGCACCCAGGCATCGCGGTCCCGTTGGAACCGGTTCGGCACGATGCTGTACGTCCCGAACTCCCCGACATACACATCAGCTGCCCCGATGATCGCGGCGGGAGTCGCTTCGGTCTGCGAATACGTCTTGGTGGCGATCCCCGCGAATCCTGAGGCGACCGCTTTCTGCGTCGGCCCGAGCATGATGGTATCCGGGCTGCCGCCGTTGGTCCACACACCCGACAACACGGTCTTGAGTAGGGATTCCGTGAAGGCGCGCTGCGTCCCATCAGTCCGGGCGTTGGTGAAGGTCGTGGCATCCGTCGGATTCGCTCCGCCGGCACCCATCGACACGTTCGTGCCGTCGATCGATCCGATGATGGCCCCCATCGTCCCGGTCTTGGGAGCCGTACCCGTACCACCTGCCGCCGCGGCGACACGATCCAGCGAGTTCTTCTCGATGTCGCGCTTGATTTCGGCGGAGCGTTTGGTGATCTGGTAGGCCAGTTCCGACTTACGACCGGCTTTGGACACGGCTTCGACCGTATCCGCCACGATAATGGGCTTGCTCGAGATCTGGGAGCGGTTGCCCATACGGACCGTTGCGGTCACGGCGGTAAACGTCGTGATGTCGTCGCCCTGAATCTGGGCATTGGACGAGACAGCAGCCGCAAGCACGTCGCGTTGCCACTCGAACAAGGTGTTCTCGATGGATTCTCGCCCCGCGTTGGACATGAACGGCGTGTCCTCGGGGGAGATGTTGTAGACGATATTGCTCAGCTCTTCACGAATCCCCTTGATGTCGAAGGTGGTCGTGGTACTCGTGATAATCGTCATCGCTTCCCCCAGCCGTTAGTCGGGCAGGAGGGCTTCGATCGCACTCTGGGCGTCACGACTGCGGTGCGTCTTGGCCGCCTGCTCGATCAGTTTGTCCTGTCGCGCATTGGGCCGCGGGCGCTCCGGGGTGCCAGGCTTCGCTGTTCTGATGCTCGACACCTTGGCCTTCGTGGCTGGGGTCGGCTCCCGGTGCAACTCACGGTACTTCATGGCATCATGGAGCAACCGAATGGCGCGGTGATCCACCACGCTGCGGACTTCCTGCTCCGTGTAGCCGTACTGCTTGCCTGTCTGCACCAACTTTGCTTGTGCCGCCTTGAACGTCTCGGGCTCCCGCCATTCCGGGATGGCCTCCAACAGTCGATCCTGCTCAGCGCGCAAGGTCTGCTGATACGTCTTAGCCTGCTCCTCCTGCGCCTTGCGATTCGTCTCTTCTTCATGCCGCTTGAGCTTCTCCAGCGCGGCTTTCTGGGCTTCCCAGTCGGCCTTTTGCTTCAGAAACTCTGCCGGCTCCATCTGGCTCCGCAGTTGCTCCCAGTCGGGCTCACCCTGGATGCGCTCAAGTGCGCTCCGTAACTGGGCCAGTCCCGCCTGGTACTGCTGGCGCTCTTGCGCGACGGCTTGACTTTCCGTCTCGAAGGCCCGGCGCTCATCCGCCAGCGCCATAGTCTTTTTGCGGTAGTCTGCGTCCCGTGAGTAGCCGTTCTTCAGTTCCTCGAGGTCTACGACGACGGGCTCGCCGTCGACCTTGACCTCGTACCGCTCGTCGGTTGTCTCTGGGGCTTCGGTGTCCGAGCTCTCAGGGGATGGCTCGGGTGGAGTCTCAGGGGCTGGAACGGTTTCCGGGGTGTCCTCATCGAGCCCGAGTTCGGTGATGAGGCCAGTAACCTTTTCCAGCGTCTGCTTGGGGTTGAGCGATTCGCTCTTGACCCCGGGTACTGTAGGCATAATGCGAAATCCTCCCTAGACTGTCAAGTTCGGGCGATGCTGCGTAACACTACCTGAAACTTCCGGAAGGCTTGGAGTTCCGCCCAATGCTGTTCGCGTTCGACTGCGGTCTGGGCGCGGGCCCAGTCATCCTTGATCCGCGTCTCCGTCGTGGCGAACGCCTGTTTCACGGCGTCCTTGCTGAGCAGCAATTGGACTTCCTTCGCCGCGTAGGCTTTCGCTTCCGGCGTGTCATCGAGGATCGGGACGGGCTCGCGCTTAGTCGGCATTGGCGATGTTTTCTAGCGAGTCCCGAACGAATCGAATGGCATATGCGATACTCTGATCTGCCGTCGCGCGCGGGCACAGCGTCAGATACTGCCATTCCGCCCTGTCCATAGCTCGCGCTATAGATTCGAGCCATTCGCGTTTCGTTGCCTCTGGCCAATGTGCGACTTCACTCTGCGTAGCCTCGCAATACTGTGCTGGTAGATCAGTCATTGACTGTCTCCAACTTCAGGGTCCGTTCGCGTTCCACGTCCAGCTTCTCCCGGGCGATATCCGCCTGGATTTGGGCGATGGTGATTTGACTGCCGAACTGCGCGTTCGTCGCAGCCACTTTCACGGCCACGTCGGCTTCCGCATTGTCCCGCTCCCGCTCGTCTATGAGATGTATTTCTTCCCGGCGCAGTTCCAGGTCCGCTTGTTTGCTCAGCAATTGCGCGCGGAGGTCGGCCATCTCCTGCTGGGCTTTGACCTGCGCGATCTGGAAGTCTGCCTGCTGTTTCGCGAGCGAGGCTTGGGCCTTCTGCATCTCCGCTTGTGCCAGGACCATGTTGGGATCGGGCTGCTGCGGTTGCGGGGGCGGTTGCCAATCCGTCGGGAGGTCGTTCCAGAACTTCCCGACATCCTTAATGCCTTGGAGTTCCAACATCGTCGCGTAGGTATGCCGCAACTGGCCCACGGTCACGAGGGGATTGCTAGGACCGAGTAACTGGAGAGCTGCTTCCTGCTTCTGGGCCGTTGCGGCGAGGACCCCCAACTTCTCTGACGTGCCGATAGCGACGTTGACCGACACGTCCATTTCCGCATCCCACGCCTTGGGATCGACTTCGACGTACTGATTCCGCAGTCGGACGATGCGTTTCCGGGGCTGGTGCTCCACCAAGAGCTTGAGCAGACCTTTGCCGAGGCGTTTCATAGGCCCGACGAAGTTGCGGGCGATCAGCTCGAGTTGTTCGGAGGCCGCTTGGACCGTCGCTTTGACGCCGACTTCTGGGGTGCTCTGGAGAGAGTCTGGATCAAGCGTCGAAGGCAAAGGCCCAGTGCGCTGCTGCTTGACGTTGTCGAGATAGGCCAACATGGCGAGGGCATCTTGGCCGTGCCATTCGAAGTTTTCGATCATCACCGCTTGCGCTGGCGGCACGTCATCTACCGCGACGTTCTGCGAAATGGCCGTGGATTCCATGGCCTGTATATCGACCATACCGCGCGTGTAGTATCGGCGGGGGAAAATGGACATTGAGAGACCGTCAGCCGCAGCTCGGGCGATGCTGGACTTCATCAGTTGCAGGTCCATTACTCGATCTGCGACGGAGTTTCCAATAAGGACGTGAGGTTCGGGATCAGGGCAGAAGATGGCAAACGGACGTTCATCCACAGGCTCCGGTTCACCGACGACGTGGAAACTGGTCCCCAAGCAGCGTACTCTGACCAGTTCGGAGATGCCGTCTCCATCAAGGTCGAGGTAAGGATAGGCTTCGATCCAGAGGTTCCGTTCTTCCGCCGGCGTGGCCGCTTGGTTGACATGTGCAATCCCTCCCCGTCGGGCGATTTCCTCGATGCTCTGCCGAATCTCCGAGGACTGACCACCCCACTGATTGATCTCCGCTTCCGGGACACCCATGGCGATCAATTCGGACCGCGTCTTCTCCGTGCGGTGCCCGATGAAACTCGCGTCATCCAGGCTTCTGGCGTCCCGGGAGATCAGCATCTCCTCCGGAGGAACACAGCGGATCATCGCGATCCCGTCCCGTCTCCAGTGCCGATAGTGCACGTCATAGAACGTGATGCCTTCGACGCTGCGTTCGGTTTCCTTGGTGATCTCGACATCCGGATCCGCGGCTAGGGCATCGTACTGGTTCACGTCCATGTTCTCGGCGGTGTAGTCCTTGTACACAGACCGGTCTTCCCACCACCACTTGAGCGTCCCGATCTTCCGAACGAGTCCGTCCTTGAAGGCTCCAACGCCTTCGCTGTACCCATCGTTGTCCTGATCCAGCACGATCTCGTTCACGACCTGTGTTGCTTGATCCGCCATGGCGACGGCTTGGTCGATGTGC